ATGCTTTCAAATGCTTCGTTGTTAAGTAAGTGATGATATAAGTCATCAGGGTGTTGTCGTGAACCAATAACAACTACAGCTGTGTGTTCCTCTTTACGACTAGATAGTGTTGTTGTCCACCATTGTCTAGTGTTTTCTCTAGCACCGGGTTGCATTGTAGTTTGGTGGTCTTCAATGTCATCTGCAATTATTAAGTCACAGTCACGAGAAAGTATCTTTCCACCCTTACCAACTGCAACCATTGTCGGTGATTTAATACCCGGAACTGTTCTTGTACCTACAGTAAACTGATTGCTAGCCCACATTTTACCTGACCTATTGTCTGGTTTAAATGATTTGCCGGGTTCACAGAAATCTTCTTGTAATCGTTCATTACTTTCTAGTTGGTCAAGTACAGCAGATACAGCGTTCTTAGCTATGTCCTCATTACCACCTACCCACATAATCCTAGTGTTAGGGTTTTTACATATTTGATAGACGGCAAAGTGTATTAACAGTTCTGTCTTACCATGACGTGGCGGAGACAGTACTAACAGTTCGCCCCCCTCGTCTATAGACTTAAGTATCTTGTTTATCCAGTTCTCATGAAAGTTTGCAGTCTCATATTTCTCTCCTGTCTCTGTAGCAAAGTACTTGTTGCGAAACGTAGAAAAATTTTCTAATGCTTGTTCTGCCTCCTGTGGCACAGACCAACCTTCCGCATCTAATTTGTTCTGCAAATCAATCTGGTAAGCAGCATTCATTTTAGAAACAGTTGCAATAGGGCAACTAAGGGCTTCGGCAGCTTTAGTGGCAGTTAGCTCACCATTCATGACTAAGTCAGCTAAACCTTTATCTAGGTACTCGTTATAGTATTTGCCCTTCATAGGGGTCAATGCAGAGTATTTACTGTTTATAGGTTTATCCTGCTTCTTATTATGTCTGTACTCCCTCATGTATTGCTTACGTTGACAAGGAGCAGAGCAATATTTTGATTTACCGGCTGTTAAACGTTTCCTACAATTAGTAGCGTGACATATCTTTTTAGACATATATTCCTATGCTTTTTGTAAATGTTTGTGTAATGATAATTATATGGTAACATACTAATAATTACAAACATAGAAGCCCATTAATTAGTTACAAGTAAAGTAGTAATCGGGATACTGAAAGTCTGGAATCGGTCAAACGATAACGTAGTAACGCAAACCAGATACTCAAGGACTAGCTAAAAGTTTCTATCAAAGCTTGCTTTTTTTATTAGCCCGCTATATCCAAAACCCCCTTTAGTTACAACGTTTTACTAGTATATTTTTTTCTACTTACATATATATACAGGGGGGTGGCACATTAACATGTGTGGGTCATACGTATACACATAGACACGTATCGTGTAGGTGTATGGACATGTATAGTTACTGTGTATAGTCTTATGATTCTAAGTTACACAATATACATACTAGATATGGTAGTACGTTAATTAAATACCCCTATATGTAGTTAAGTTAACTTCTTCTAAAGAGATATGAACTCTTAGATACTTAGTAGGTAGTTAGGGGAAACACCACTAGATATGGTATGCACTAGATGTAGTGTCATCGGCAACAACCACAATATATGGTAGGGGAGAGCTGTGCCTTGAGGGGGAGATAATAGTATTTAACCCCTTACTAAAGTAAGGGGATTAAATACATTAGTCCTAGTGAGAGGAGCTGAAAATGTGGAACTGTACAAAATGTGACATGAGTATGTGGGGTGATGAGATACTAGAGAACGATTGGTGTATTCATCATTTTCCTTACAGAGATACTGATGATTATAAAAAACAAGTAGCTCGCGACAATAAACTATTGGTTGCCGAGCAAGAAAGCTAGGGTATTTAACCCCCTACTAAAGTAGGGGGATTAAATCCCTACAGATTGGAAAAAAAATGCGATACATGAAAATATTTGAAGTTTCGTGCGAAACATGTGGCATGGACACGTGTGATTGTCCACACGAGCCAAGCAACTGGTTTGACGAGATGTTAGAAAGCAAAGTTTAGGGTATTTAACCCCTTACAGAGTAAGGGGATTAAATCCCTATAAGAGAAAGGAGCCGAAATGGGCTTTTCTGAAGAAGAAAAAAATAAAATCATGCAACAACGTGCTAAAGAGTACCTTGAAAGTAATGATGACGATACTACGTCCATACGTGATGACATAACTGATGTTGTAGAAACAACTATTGGTAAAGGTAGTGCGAGTGAGGATATTATCCAAAACGTATTGCTTACAATTGAAAATCACTATGGCGAAATTGACGGTTAGCCGAAAACATATAGTATTTAACCCCTTAACGAGTTAAGGGGATTAAATACATATCCCCCCTGAAAAAACAAAGCATGAACCCATTGTGGTGGAGCGATGAAGTAGATATCCGATATCTCACCTACTGTGTGTAGGTTGACGTTCTCTTGTATGTGAGAGCGTCAAAGTACACATAACACATACGAAAAGGAGTTCAGAAATGAGCAGATTGATAAATACAGATACGACAACCGTATACAACGTTCGTAAGGACGATAATACGCCAATCAAAGGATACTTCATTGTCAAAGACAATGAAAACAAGGAATACTTTGTATCCAACGTGCAGGTAGCAGACATAAACGAGTTAACAGGCGAAAATACTGTTGCTCCTATGACTAAAAACTACACAGACGCACAAGATATGGTTAAATTGTTGGGTGCAGACGCTACACTCAAGCACATTACACCAGAGGGATTGACTAAAATCCGTTCCGACAGGGGTAAAAAAGCTTGGGCTAAGAAAAAAGCACTAGCAACAGCGTAGTAATTATCTCGCACACCCTCGTAAATGGGGGTGTGTAAGATACTTATACAAGTATCAGATAGGATATTATGAAAAAATTATATAGAGCTTATCGTTTACGTAGAATAATACGTGCAATAAATAAACCATACAAGTACATGACTACTCGTGAAAGAGAAAGACATGAACTTAATGTATTTAATAAAATAAAAAAAGGTATGTATTTTAATGAGTAATTATTGGAATAAAGCAAATTTATGTGCGAACTATGGAGAATGTAAAAATAGTATCACACATGGACATAACGGAATACCTTTGTTTAACGGACGTGTGTGTGATGATTGTAATGAATTAGTTGTTCGTGAAAGACTATTTTTGTACCGAATGAATGAATAGTAATTAATTAACCCTTTTAAGAATTAAAAGGGATTAATTAATTAGATTGGAGTGAAAATGTTGTGCGATAACTGTCGTCAAGACAATTACCAACACCAAGGTATTTACGCAAACGCGAAAAGTGCCGTATTAGAAATGGTATTTTGTCCACGTTGTGGGTATAGTACTGTAAAAAAGTCAAGTTCAAAGCGATACTTGACAAGTGAGAAAACAGAAAGCGAGGTGTCACATGGGTGACAGAGCAACTGTACTATTGTACAGTCAAGACGAAAGAGGTTACAGTTATTCACCTGTAATCTACACACATTGGAAAGGTTCTGATGTGGAAGAAACCGTAAGCAAAATGCAACGTATGTATATGGAAAATGACGCAGATAGAAACATGAACCCCGAATTTAGGCAAGAAATAGAGAGAGTATTCCCTATTTTGTGTGCTTATATGGGTAAAGACGGACATAGTCCAAGCGTTTTTAACTTTGATACTGCGCTTGAATTTACGGACAAGCTACCTAAAGCAAGTGATATGCCAATAATTGCCGATGATTGGGGATTATATCTCATAAACGTCATGACATTGGACGGAGCTTGGAGAAATTATTCATGGGACGAAGTGTTATGAATAGTTGGCAAGGGTTATTGATAATAGTAATGTTAATTCCTATTGTCTTATTAACAATAGAATACGTAGTTAACGTTGTTAATTACGTTAAGAAAACGCGAGAGGGACTTAGTGATGAGTTCTTCTCGCTTATACGAAAGGATAAATAATGACAAAACTAGTAGATGTTATTGTGCATTTTAACAATGGTAATGAAAGAATTTATAGTGCAAGATGTGAAGGCGAAGAAGAAAGATTTCTTTACAAAACTTCGTATGGAAAATTTACTGAAGAACAAGAAAAATCTTACAGAAAATTCAATAATCCATTACCAA